CGTGCACGTCAGCGCGACACCTTTGCCGCAGGTCTTGCTGGCATGATGGGTAATTTCTGATCTAAAATAAATCAATAGCTCTACGTAGATAATGCCAGTAGATAATAAAGATTCAGGTGCAGAATTTGATCTAAATCGTTATCGGCAAGCAGCTGATGTTGCTTACCGTTACGCTAAGGATAAGATTAACCGTGAACGATCTACTGGCACTACGGACAGCAAAGATCCTTTTGGTGAAGAACCCAAAAAGAAAACAGATAAACAGAAGGAAAATTAACCATGCAAGAAGAGCCGTTTTATTTTGAAAGCGCGGAAAATCCTGATCCGTATGATTTATTCTTCGATGAGGATAAAGCGCGTAAAGCTGCTTCAGCTGTTAAGATCTTCCAAGATGTATCTGTTGGCTCATCTAAAGAAAAGATGAGGGAAGCTGGTACCCAAGAAAGGGAAACTATTGGTAAATCAGGTGAAGAACAAAGAAAGTCTGCAGAGCAATCACAGCGTTTCGGCGAAAGCGACGAAGCCCGTGACTACAGCCAAGCACAACGAGCATATCGATATTGAGATATTTGATCGTTGGCTAGACAATTTAGATTCACCAACTGAAGAAGCATTTAAATCTTTTTGTGCAGAGAACTTCTCTGTAATTGAATGTTATCTTTATGCCAGGTTTTTGCGTTACAACGGAAGCATCACTGGTTGTGACCACTGGTTAAATAAAAATTATCCAAAACCTGACCACAGGAAGGTTTTGTTGTATGAAATTGATGAGATGCAAGAAGACATCCGTAAGTTAAGGCAGGATGTTGATAATGGTCTTGTCAAACGTGATGCTGGTGTAGCACGTATTGCATCAATGCAAAAAGAATTACGTGGCACTATTGCTCAAGTTGAGCTTTCTACTTCTATCAAGGATAGAAAAGGTTTATTGATGGCTGGCGCTGATCGTGCCATCCGTGAACTAATTACTATCTTCAAAGATGATCCAATTGAAATTCCATTGGAAGAAGCATCAATGAGTGTTTGGTCCCACATGCAGTTAGAAGAATAATTCACGTAGACTGGTAACATGAGAAAACCACCTCCGCAACCTCCAGAATATGGAGAAAATATTGCCGGACGTTTATTCGAAGTTGTTCGTCAATTAAATAAAAACCGCGAACAATCGGCTGGTATCAAGAAACCCACTCCTCTTGATCCCAAGGTTTCTCGTGGTCAAGAGGTAATGAATGCTTTATTAGATAACAAAGAAAATGAGCAAGAACAAAATGCCGCCCCAGCTTCTGGAGTACTTCAAGAAGAAGGAGGCCAAGAAAGAGGACGGCAGCGAGATGTCGGACAAGGAGAAGCGGAAGGCCGCTTTAGAGAAAGCGAAGAAGTACAAGGAGCAGAAGAAGAATCGCAAGGGCAAGGACGAGAAAGAGGACGAGGACGACGAATGAGTTAGTATTTATTTATAACGAATGAATACTAACTGTGCCTGCTTATCAACATCTTGCTTATAGACGTAATGCACAAGCTGCTGCACGCAGGCAACAAATTAGAGTTCCACGAAACCTTGAATCCCTGGAAAAAGCAAGGGATGATTTTGGTTTCTTTTGTGAGTATGTAGCAGATAAACCACCTGCCGAGCATCATAAAGAATGGCATCGGCACTTTGTAACGCAAGAAGATAGTAGTTGTTTAGTAAAGATTGCTGGACCAAATATTGATCTATTGGCTCCACGGGGTTCAGCTAAATCAACCATCCTTGGATTATTTACTGCATGGGCCATTGGTGTACACACCATGGCAAAGAAACCGCTACAAATTCTTTACCTTTCTTATACGGTTGATATTGCTCGTTCCAAGTCAGCAACCATTAAACGAATCATTGAAAGCAAAAGATATCAAGAAGTTTTCCCCAAAGTACGCCTTCTCAAGAACGTAACCAGTAACGAGTACTGGTCTATTGACCATAAGTTTGCTGGTATTGATACCACAGGTGAAGAGCAATTTACTTTATGCGCAGCGGGCCTCAAAGGTTCGGTGACATCAAAACGTTCTCACCTGGTAATTATTGATGACGCAATTAAATCAGCCGCTGATATTGCTAATCCAGATATCCGTAAACAGATGCAGGATAACTGGAATGCAGTGATTGCACCAACCATGTTTGAAGGAGCACGTGCCATCTGCCTTGGTACACGCTTCCGACATGACGATATTCATTCAACTACCTTTAACCCACAAAACAATTGGATGCAGATCGTGTTATCTGCAATCCTTACTGATCCCAAAACAGGGGATGAAGTTTCATACTGGCCAGATATGTGGTCGTTGGACTATTTAAAGGAAAAGAAACGACAAGCACCTATTGCTTTTTCTTTCCAGTACATGAATCAAATCGTCAGGCAAAATGAATTGTCCCTGGCGCCAGAACTTATTGTTAAAGCTGAGATCTCTACGGAGTTTGACACGCTTGCTGTAGGGGTTGACCTATCTGCTGGTACGAAAGAGAAAAATGATTATACCGTTATGGTTCTGGGTGGTCGCATCGAGGATCGCATTCACGTTATTGATTACCGCAGATTGCGAGTAATGGGTAACCTTGAAAAACTTGATGCCCTCAAGGAACTACTTAATGATTGGTCCATCCTTGGACGCGATGAACAAGGTAATTATTTTCCTACTTATTCCACCTGTGATATTTACTCGGAAGCTGTGCAGTACCAGGCATCACTGGAGGCCGACTTCAAACGCGTTTGTTTAAACAATGAAAATCTTTATAACTTAAATTGGCATCCTGTCAAAGGATTCCGTGCAGATAAGTTGGCACGTTTCCGTGGTTGCATGGGTTTGTTTGAAGATCGCAAGATTATCTTCAATCGTTACCGCAACTTCACTGCAATGTTTGAAGAGCTTACCAACTTTGGTGTTAGCAGTCATGATGACTGTGTTGATGCATTGGTTTGGATGATTAACGGATTAATGCGTAAAGGTAAGCTTCAGGTTGATTACTAACTTTTAGAATAGAAAAAAATACCAATATTATTGTGGGACCTGAATATATTGCAATCGGCATTACAGCTGTTGTTTCTGCTGTAACTGGCGGTGGATGGATGGCAACTAAAATACTTGGCCGTCAATCAGAACAGATCCAACAAGTATTTAATTATGTTGGCTCGCAAAAAAGAAGGATTGACATTTTGGAAAATGACGTGAAGCGTATGCCCCTGGAATACGTATTAAAAGTTGATTTTCTTAGAGAAATCCAACAGATGCATGACAACCTTAGTCAAATCAACACAAAGCTTGATAAACTAATTGAAAAACTACTGGAAGTAAAATGACTTACGTCATCGAAGTACAAGAAGATGATAACGGTGATTGTTTCATCACGCTTCCCGATGAGGTATTAGAAGACCTTGGCTGGCAAGAAGGCGATGTTTTAAATTATGATTTTCGTGGTGAAGGCATTGTCATTACTAAATTGAATGACATCAATGCATATGAAGTTATAGAGGATTAGAATAAAAAAATTGGAGATGATTAAAAATGCGTTTTAGTGGATATCAAAATGTGCCGGGTGCTCCAGGCCAAGTAGCATACCCTGGCATGAACCCAATGATGATGGCTGGTAACCCTAGCTTTGATATCAACCGTGGCGCAGGTGCCCTTGGTGGACGCTCTGGTGAGCAGCTGAGAAAATTATATGAAGGCGGCACGCAACAGAATCAACAACTAAATGAAGAACTACGTCGCCGTGGAATCATGCCCGGTGGACCGCAACTTCCTTTAGCTTTTGGCATGGGTGGCATGGCGCCTATGGGTAACGCTGGTTCGATGACCATGCCAATGACACAAATGCCGATGGGATTCCAGAATAAAACTGTCTCCTGAAGCTGCTACTATTTAAAAAAGGAGAATAATTAATGGCGGACGCTAGAGCCCGGCTTCAAGAAATTATCAATGCCTATCTGGATAAAGATAGCAACATTGTTGTTGATACGGGCATTGTTGCGTCCCACGTAGCACAAATGAAACTTTTTGGCATTCGCCAAGGAGTTGAATTCTTTGCAGGCCAGGATAACTTTGGTGCTCAACGAAAGGACTTTATCGATCGCGTACTAAAGTACAACAAGCTTGATACCCGTTTGGATTCCATCTGGGAATACTTTTTATGTGATGGAAAAGGTCTTTTTTACATTCGGCCAACCAAACAGAATTATCGGCTTTACTATTTTCGTGATCACGAATATCGTGCCTATTACAACGTTGATGGCGAACTTGATGAAGTTGTAATCATCTACAGCTATAAGGTACGTAAAGGCAACGGTTTCGGCGAAGCAATTAATACGACGAGTATTTCAGGGACACAAAGTACTTATAGCCCTGGAGCAAAACGCTATATTCGTTTATCTATTAAAGGAAGAGAAATTGAAGAAACTCATTCTGATGCAGAATTAAATTTTGATATGCCCACTTATGCCCTAACGGGCAATACAAAGAAGTTAAAAAATAGCCTTGGTTTTATTCCATGTGTTGAGATCATCAACAATGCCCAAGGCTTCTCCAATGAAGGGGTGGGTGAATTTGACCACATGGCAAATCACATCTGCACCCATGATGATTTAATGCGCACGATGCGCAAGAACATTACCTTCTTTGGTAATCCAACATTGCTTTCCTCTCGGCCTAAAACCGACTTGATGGAAGCAGGTGGTGATATGTCCGTTCAACGGCCATCTATTGCTGCTAACTCAGGTTTCATGAGCCCTTCGCCCATGAGCCGTTCCATGTTTAAAGCTGATCCAGTCAGCCGTGGCATGGATGGTCAGATCAGGGTTCCAAGAGTTATTGCAAACCTGGAACCAAACGATCGTGTTGGTTATATTGTTCCAGATGCTATTACAGGTGATCAAAACGCATTTGCCCGTCAGTATCGGGAAGAGATCCGTACCGCTCTTGGTGGCGTGGATGAGTTGTCAATTTCTGCAGGTGTTACTGCAACTGAATACAAATCATTGTTTGGCCGCGTTGCCGCCACATCAAAGAAGAAAGCAAACGCCATTTACACCCACGGTATTTGTCGTTGTCTAGAACTTATTATTTATCAAGAAGAGCAGCTGTTTAAAACAACACTTGCGGCTGCTGCTGGTATGGAGAAACCAGTTGAATTACCTGATGATGCACCACCTGAACAACAGGCTGCATACGAAGATGCATTAAGTCAATATAACGAACAATTGAAGAAACTTATGTTAGCTTGTGTGGAAACTCAACAAATACCACCAAGTGTTGTTGGGTTAATTCCTGATGGGGATCTAACTGTTTTATGGCGTTGGCTTGGTCCCGTCTATGAAGATTCCACGCAAGATATTCTTAACAACTCTATTGTTGTAAGAAACCTTCAGGAATTAGGTGTTGATAGCATTGAAGCACTGAAGTACCTCTTCCCTTCTAAAACGGATGAGGAAAGAGCCGAGATGCTATCTGGGTTCCCATTCAGGATGGTGAACGAATTGCAGGGTGCTTACTCTCAATTTGCTCGTCTAGTGGGGGGAATGATGCAGACTCCTCACCCGCAAGCACCGGATCTACCGATGGCTGCGGATCCCAGATTGGATCTAACACCATATCTGTATCGAACATTAGAAGCCTTACAAAAGGAGATGAGTTATGCAGGACGCTACCGTCCAATCGATCCCACAGACGAGCCAAGTTCCGGCAGCGGTGGCTCCGAGCAGCTACGTGGCTCCGGCTCCGGCGCAAGCTCCAGTGGCAGCACCAGTCCAGTATCAGGTGGGTACCAGTTACCCTCAGGCGGTACCACAGGCAGCCCCCAGCTACCAATCAGCCCCTACGCAGTACGCCCCCCAATCCCAACCGGAAGCCCAGGGCAACCCATGGGAATCGGCGTTCAACAAGGTGGTGAATCTGCTGAGCGCACCAGTTCAATCCCCGTTCCAGGGTCAACCGTCTCAGACGACGCAATACAGTCCAGCCAACTACGGCCAGCTTCCCAGCAACCTGGGTACGCAACAATCGGCTCCGCAGACCTCATTACCCAACCAGGCCTACTCGCCCAACTCTTCCCAAACTTCCTCGATTCAATCATTGGAGGACGTAGCGGATCTCCTGGATTGGAGCCCGGAAAGCCGGAACGTGGTAAGCGCGTACGGAACAGAAGCTCCCGCAATTCTAAATAATTATGCTCTCCAGCTGGAAGATATGCTGGATAGTGCTGTTGCCTGGGGTGGTAAAGCACAAGAACTGCTGAATGGCTATGCCGAATTCAGTGTTAATGAGCACCAGGAGAACCTGGCATATAACGAGATCCTGACCAATCCCGATGTACTTAGCGATTACACGCTGAAGTTCTTTGGTCCTGAAGGTCCCTATCCTGTGTATGAGGATGAGGCACAATTGGAAACCCGTGGTTATCCCACCGCACCGATTGATTCTGCCCTGGGTCAATTCCCTGCTCCTCCTACTGCAGCAGCTCCTCAGCAACCTGAAAACTTCTGGGGCAGCTTTAAGCAACAAATGGATGTGGATCCCAGCCAGGCATGGCGTCTCCTGAATAACGCTCAGCCTCAAGTGGTTTCCAACAAGCTGTTTGT